GAGTAAGAAGTGAAACTGAGCAAGGCGGGCGAAGACCTCATGCACAAGTATGAGGGGTTTAGGAGTAAACCCTACCTTTGCCCTGCCCACATTTGGACGATTGGCTATGGCCATGTCCTGTACCAAGAGCAGATCAGGCTCCCGGTCATCCGCAAGGAAGGGTACACCGGGATGCTCCGCAACGAGTTCCCCTTGAAGCCGGAGGACAACCGTGTCTGGACTAAGACGGAGATCGACGAACTATTCCGTGATGATGTCGGGACTTTTGAACGTGGTGTTCTTCGACTTGTTTCCGGCGTATCTGGCCGTCAAGGCTCTTTTGACGCTTTGGTCAGTTTTGCCTTCAATGCAGGGCTAGGTAACTTGCAGCGCAGCCAGATCAGGATGCGGGCCAACCGCGACGACTGGGACGGGGCGGCAGACGCCTTCCGCCAGTGGACGATGGGTGGTGGCAAAGTCCTGCCGGGTCTGGTAAAACGCCGTGAAGCCGAGATTGCCCTTTTTCTGTCTTGACAGGAAAATACCGCTATGCCGCTCCAGAAAATCCTGTTTAAGCCCGGAGTCAACCGCGAGAACACGCGATATACGTCAGAAGGCGGGTGGTATGACTGCGACAAGGTTCGCTTCCGTCAGGGCACGCCCGAGAAGATTGGCGGGTGGTCCCGCATCTCGTCTAATACGTTCCTGGGAGTGTGCCGGTCGCTGTGGAACTGGGTGACGCTTGGCAACCTTAATCTGCTTGGTGTCGGCACCAACCTGAAGTTCTACATTGAGCGAGGGGGCCAGTATTACGACGTTACGCCGATCCGCGCCACAGCCACGCTTAACAATCCGTTTGCATTGACGGCCTCCCCTGTGGTGACGGTAACGGATGTGGCACATGGGTGCCTTACCGGCGACTACGTGACCTTTAGCGGTGCCGTTGATATTGGCGGCGTAGGCACCAACGTAACCGCGGCCGTCCTGAACCAGGAGTTTCAGGTCACTGTTTTGACCGTTGACACCTACACGATCACCATCTCGGTCACGCCAAATGCAACGGCAATCGCCGGCTCGCCAGGAGGCGGTGCAGCGGTGGTTGCCGCGTATCAGTTAAACACGGGTTCAGCCGCAGCCATTCCTTTGACTGGATGGGGCGCGGGTGCATGGGGCTCTGGAACCTGGGGCGTTGGTGGTACTTCCAACACTGCAATTCAATTGTGGAGCCAAAAGAACTGGGGCGAGGACTTGGTGTTCGGCCCCCGTGGCGGTGGCCTGTATTACTGGGATGCCACGACAGGCGTAGGTGTCAGGGGCTATAACTTGGCGACCGCTGTCGGCGCATCTGATGTCCCGACAAAACAAAACGTGGTTTTTGTGTCCGACGTGAACCGGTTTGTGTTTGCGCTTGGCTCTACCGACTACGGCTCATCGACGCTTGACCCCATGCTAATCAGGTGGTCGGCTCAAGAAGATCCTCTTGATTGGACGCCCGCTGCCACAAATCAGGCGGGCAGTTTGCGCTTGTCTACTGGCTCCGAAATCGTTACGGCCATCCAAGCTCGCCAGGAAATTGTGGTGTTTACGGACTCCGCGCTGTACTCGCTGCAATATCTTGGGCCGCCTATTGTGTGGGGCGCCCAGCTACTGGGGGACAACATTTCCATCGTCGGCCCCAACGCTGCGGCCATCGGCTCCGGCGTTGTGTATTGGATGGGCGTGGACAAGTTTTACGCCTACGACGGCCGCGTGCAAACGCTGCCCTGCGATGTGCGCCGCTACGTGTTTAGTAGCTTCAACTCTTCCCAAAGCGCTCAAGTTTTTGCGGGCACAAACGAGGGCTTCAACGAGGTTTGGTGGTTCTACTGTTCGGCCAACTCCTTTTCCGTTGATCGTTATGTCGTCTACAACTACCTTGAGCGCATCTGGTACTACGGCACGATAGCGCGGACCGCGTGGCTTGATTCGGGCCTGCGTGATTTCCCGATAGCGGCAACCTACAGCAGCAACATCGTCAACCACGAAGAGGGCATTGACAACAACGAGACAGGCACTGCCACCGCCATCAATGCGTACATCTCGTCGTCTGAATTCGATATCGGCGATGGCCACAACTTCGGGTTCGTGTGGCGCATGCTGCCCGACATTACGTTCGAGAACTCTACCGCTAGCGGTGCCACGGTCAACATGACGCTCTACGGGCTGTACAACTCTGGCTCCGGGGCCGTGGACAGCTCAGGCAAGCCCGTGGTCAGAGGCAACACGTACGTGATTACCGAGGAGTTCACCGGGCAGATCTATACCCGTGTGCGTGGTCGGCAGATGATTTTCAAGATCGACTCCAATCAACTTGGCACGACGTGGCAGCTTGGCGCACCGCGGATCGACATTCGTCAGGATGGTCGTAGATGAGCTTCATCATTGAAGATGCAATCGTTCCTGCGCCTCCCAACCTGCCTCTGGCCCCACGGGACTACGAGTCGCGTTACCACGAGCAGTTCAACAACGTCCTGCGTCTGTACTTCAACCGGCTTGACGCACTGCTGAGGCAAATTGTGACCACACCATCCCCCATCCCAATCTCTATTGGAGGCACCAATACGGATGCCTTTGGGCGCCTGCGGGTCAGTCAGCCCTACACGCTCTTCGACAGCCAGAACCGCTACGCCGCAGACAACCAGTTCGATGTCTCCACGACCGGCACGGGCACGACGACGTTCCTGTCCAACGAAGCGGCAGTCAAGATGGAAGTCACCGGGGCCGGTGTTGGCTCTGTCTTGCGGCAGTCCTATCGTTCGTTCCCGTATCAGCCTGGGAAGGGTTTGTTGGTGCTTGCCACCTTCGTGATGGACAGCAGCATGAGCCTGAACCTCACGCAGCGGGTGGGGTACTACAACGACCAGAACGGTGTGTTCTTCCAGCGCGTGGATGGCGTCTATTCTTTTGTCCTGCGCTCCTACGTCACCGGTTCTGTTTCTAATGCTCGCACCGTAAACCAAGATGACTGGAACGGCGACAAGTTGGACGGCACAGGAGCCTCCGGCTATACGCTCGACCCGTCCAAGGCACAGATTCTGTGGATGGACTTTGAATGGCTTGGCGTCGGATCAGTCCGGTGCGGCTTCATCATCAACGGCCAGTACATCGTCTGCCACACGTTTAACAACGCCAACGAGATCACCAATGTTTACATGACCACGGCAATCCTGCCGGTTCGCTATGAGATTGTGACCACGACGGCTGCGGTGGCGGCTTCGATGAAGGCGATCTGCTGCTCGGTCATCTCCGAAGGCGGGTTTGAGCAGACCTCGATTGACCATGTGGCGCGACGCACTACAGTCTTGGGCACCATTGGCTCTACTTTCTTGCCCGTCGTTTCCATCCGGCTTGCTGCGGGGCGCACGGGCGCTGTTGTGCTGCCTAACCGGGTTCAAGTTCTGCCCACGACCAATCAAAACTATGAAGTGGCGCTGATCAAGAACCCGACGCTGACCGCCGCATCGTGGACGGCAGTGCCGACTGATTCCAATGTGGAGTTTGATGTAGCAGCCACGGCCACCACGGGAGGCTCCATCGTGCAGACGGACTACGTGACCTCAACCGGCTCGGGTGGCGTTGGGAACACAAGCGCGGCTACGGGCTACAACTTTGACCTGCAACTGGGCGCGACGATTGCCGGGGTCAGCGACATCTATACCGTGGCCGTCAGAACCGTATCTGGCGCAACCACAGGTGACGTGGTCGGATCGCTTTCCTTCTACGACCTGACCCAATAAAATGACTTCAACCTTTTTCTCGGGATAAATCATGGCCACTGCTCAACAAGGGATCATGGCTTTGCCAGAAATGAGCCAACAAGCGGCATCAGCGGCCATCAGCCCCGAGCAGATGGCCGCTTTTGACCAAATTCGCCAGACCGTTTCCCCCAAGGAATTTTCTGACGAGCTGCTGTCTAGTGCCTCCCAAGCTGACCCCCAGGCGGTTGCTGAGTTCAAGCAGGCGCTGGAGGAAATGGACGTTCCGGCGGAAGTCCTGGACCTGATCAACCAACTGGTGGACGAGGTTCTGGCCAACCCCGAGAACTACGAGGCCATCAAGCAAAAATACCTTGCACAGGGCGTCACGGACGACATCCTGCCTGAGCAGTTTGATCCCGAGTTCTTCGCTGCGTTGAACGTGGCCGTGGACCAGCTCCGCGGCGAGCCTGCAGGCCCCCAGGCCTTTGCCAAAGGCGGCATTGCTGAGCTCAAGCCTATTGCCAAGGCCCTGGCCTCCTACGGCCGCAACGGCGACACCATGCTGGCGCACATCACGCCTGCTGAAGCTCGCATGCTGAAGAAGCGCGGCGGCTCGGGGACCGTGAACCCCGTGACGGGGCTGCCTGAGTTCTTCCTGAAGAAAGTCTTCAGCAAAATTGGCAATGCCGTCAAGAAGTTCACCCGCAGCACGGTGGGCCGGATTGTCACGACGGTGGCACTGGGCTTCCTTTTGGGGCCGGCCGCAGCGTCGATGCTAGGGGTCGGAGCGGGGACCGCGGCAGGTGCAGCTATCAGCGGCTTTGTGGGGTCGGCAGGCTCTACCCTGTTAGCAGGTGGCAGCGTCCGCGATGCTTTGAAGGCAGGCGCTGTCGCGGGGATCACGGCGGGCACAGGGGCAGCCTTGTTTGGGGACATGCCCCTGACCGGCCCCGCTGAAATGACTGCTAAGGAGGCGTTCCAGACGCAGGTAGGCAAGGTCGCCAACTTCTTTGACGCGCCGGCCAAGGTCTATACGGAAGCCGCGGGGCCGTCTTTGCCCTCTCAACCTGAGCTACCGACGATGCCCGGATCGCAAGCTCCGGCTGCCGTAAATGTTCCGGATAAATACGATCTCCTGCCGGATTCTTTTGGGGAAGCCAGGGCCGTCGAACGTGCGACGACTTCGGGGGTTCCCAGCGTAGGAACTGTTGCCCCTCCGGCGGTTACAGCACCGGCGAGCACCGCGGTTACCGGGGGCGATGCCGTCCAACAGGCTGTGTCTGCAAAGAGTGCGGTTCCTACTGTTGGCCAGTCCATCAAGACGATCGGCGAGGGTCTGGGCCTTGGTCAAGGGCCCGCGAGCTGGGAGACGTTCAAACAGGGCGTGTCTGATCTGTTCCTGCCCCAGGGAGCCAGTCAAGAGGCGATTGATCTGAAGGTCAATGACCTGATGGCCAAGAATCCTCGGATGCCGTATGCCGATGCGCTCAAGCGAGTTACCGGCCAAATGACACCCGGGATCATGCGCAGCTACGGCCCCATGGCCGCTGCAGGCCTGGGCATCATGGGCCTGACTGGCGGTTTCCAGCAGCGCGAGGTCAAGTCCCCGTACTCGGATCTCTTCACCGGCGGCCCGGGCTCCGCGCGCGACCTGTTGGCCCGCAACCCGTATCAGTACTACATCCAGAACCTCCCTGGTGTGACCTACTACGGCGGCTCTGTTCTGCCTCCCCCGGGCTATGCCCATGGCGGGGAAGTGCAGCATTTTTCTAATGGCGGCGAGACGTTGCCTTCCGCTGCTGTGATTGGTCAGCAGGCTGCGCTGCAAACTCCGGCAGTGGGTACCGTTGCCTCTGCTCCGCCTGCGGCCACTGCTCCACTGACCCAGGTCGGAATTGCCGCGGCTCCTACCACCCAGGTGGCAACGCCCACGGTCGGCGGCTACAACATGTACTCCCCCGCCGCGCAGAATATGTACTACGGCGTGGTCAACCAGGGGCTGTTGGGCGGCTACCAGTACAACCCCCAGACACGCCGCAATGAGCCGGTGACGTCGCTGCCCAGCGTGGAAGCCCCGTACAACACGACTGCACCTTATGCCTCGCTGGTTCCTGCTGAGGCCCGGGCCACGGTCATGCCTCCGTCCCCCATGCCTCGGCGTGCCCCGATGCAGTTCCCCACTGGGGAGCGTCTGGCGGAGATCGAAGGCAGCTACCGCAGCCTCTTGGGCCGCGATCCTGATGTAGCGGGCCTGATGGCATTTGGCAGCCCCCAGTACAACCTGTCGATGGAAGACATCCGCGGCATGATGCTGGCGTCTCCTGAGCGGCAGCGGTATCTGGCACAGCAGGCCGCTGCCCAGGCCCCGGCGCCCGAGGCGGTGATGAAGCCCATTACGGTGCCGTTTGTCGAGCCACGCGCGCGTCCTGACCCGGTTTCCGGCCTGCCTCGGATTGCTGCCCAGAATGTGGCGGCGGTGGAGCCAACCAAGCCCATCATCATTTCGTCCACGGCTCCGGCGGGCTACGACTATTCCGCTGCTCCTGTTGTGACAGATCGCGAGCGCCAGATCAACGACCTGTACCGCTCCATCCTCAACCGCGACGCGGAGACGGCAGGCCTGAAGTACTGGGCGGGCTCCGGCTTGTCGATCTCTGAGATTGAGGCTCAGATCCGCAAAATCGCCGGGGACATCGGCGTGCCGCTGACCCTTCCCCAGAATGTGCCGGTGGCCGACGTCTCGCGGCCCGTGACCATTTCTTCCACAGCTCCGGTGGGATATGACTACGCTGCCGCCCCAGTCACGAACGAGCGTGAGCAGCAGATCAACGACATCTATCGTCGCGTCCTAAACCGCGATGCTGAATCCGGCGGCTTGAACTACTGGCGGGACAGCGGCTTGTCCCTCCCTGAGATTGAGGCGCAGATTCGCAAAATTGCTGGGGATATTGGCGTCACGGTTGCCGCTCCGCGGCCCGTGGCCTCCTCTGGTGGTATCTCGACTATTCCCAAGACGCCAACTGGCGGCGTTGTCCAAAGAAACATGGGAGGCATTGCTTCCTTGGGCGCAGGCGGATATCCTCGTCGCACGGGTCAAATTGACGGACCGGGGACCGCGACTTCGGACTCCATCCCTGCGATGCTTTCTGACGGCGAATTTGTCATGACCGCTAAGGCTGTCCGTGGGGCAGGAGGTGGTGACCGCCGCAAAGGAGCTAAGAAGATGTATGCGCTCATGCATCAACTCGAACGTAACGCATCACGGGGCTAAAGATGGCAACCGATATCAGTACCCAATTTGTCCGCGAAGCGCCAGAAATTGAGGCGCAAAAACTTGCGCTGATGCAAACGGCAAAGGCGCAAGTCGATGCCATCAATGCAGCAGCGCAACAAGGTCGGTTCCTTGCCCCCAGCTACCAGATTGCTGGTTTCTCCCCGGACCAAGTCCGGGCGATGGAAGCGGCCCGCATGGGCATTGGCGCGTACCAGCCCTACATGAGTGCGGCCACGCAAGGCGTGATGGGCGGGCAGGAGGTCGTGGGCCGCGGCGTTGAGGCACTGTTGGGTGCAGACACCCGTCGCCAGTTCTTGGCAGCGCAAAATGCTTTGAACCAGGCGGTTTCTCCTATCCAATCAATGGGCGAAGCAGCGCAAATGGTCCGGGGCGCGCAACTGGGCGCAGCACCCTTGGCCACCGCAGCAGGAGACATCTCCACTCAGTCCTTTGTGGCTCCGGGCACCGCAGGCTCGTACATGTCCCCGTACATGCAGAATGTGCTGGACATCGAGAAGCGCGAAGCGCAGCGGCAGTCGGACATTGCTCGTCAGCAAGAGGCGGCGCAGTTCGCACGTGCGGGGGCTTTTGGCGGCAGCCGTCAGGCGATTGTGGAAGCTGAGCGCAACCGCAATCTGGCCACGCAGATGGGCGACATCCAGACCCGTGGTCTGCAGTCTGCCTTCCAACAGGCTCAGCAGCAGTTCAATCAAGAGCAAATCGCTCGTTTGCAAGCTGCTCAAGCCAACCAACAAGTGCAGCAACAAGCCGCTCTGGCCAACCAGCAAATGATGGGTCAGTACGGTCTGCAGGGCGCCCAGCTTGGGCTACAACGAGCACAGCAATTGGGCAACATCTATGGCCAGCAATCGCAATTGGGCCAGGGCTTGGCGCAGGGTATCGGCAGTCTGGCGGGCCAGCAGTTCGGCATTGGCCAGCAGTTGGCACAGGGCCTGGGCGCCTTGGGTGGCCAGCAAGCCGCCCTTGGCGGACAACTTGCTGCATTGGGAGCTCAACAGCAGGGCCTGGGTCAGCAGGACGTGAACTTCCTGTACAACATTGGTGCCCAGCAACAGCGTCAGCAGCAGGCCGTTTTGGACGCACAGCGCCAGAACCAACTGCAGCAGAGCATGCAGCCGATGCAGATGTTTGGTTTCCTGTCGGACATCTACAAAGGCGCGCCGACGACGCAGATGGCGATGACGCAGCAGACACAAGCGGCTGCCAGCCCGTTCCAGCAAATCGCTGGTCTGGGCATCGCAGGGGCAAGTGCGGCCGCCGCGGCCAACAAGCTTTTTTAAGGAATGGCGATGAAAAGCAAGGTGCTTGAGCGCGAGATGTTTGCGAAGCCGCTGTCAAAAGTGACTCGCAACAGCGGCATCATGGAGGGATTTGAAGATGATGACGAATATGACAGCGAAGATAACCGAGGCGTGGAAGAACTTCCGCCAATGGCTCGCACGCCTCAGAACCCCGAAATCCTGATGAACAACCTGCGCGGGGACATGCGGTCCACCGACGCACGGTACCAGGAGCTCGCTGAGATGGTCGGGGAAGACGCGGCCTACAACACGCCTCCCGAAGTGCTGGCCATGCTGCAGCCCACGCTGGCCGCGCAGCAGGGCATTGGCGCGCTGGGTGCCGGCCCGATGATGCCTCCGGGAGGGATGCCCATGCCTGGCGGCCCGGGGCCCGCGCCTGGCGCAATGCCGCCCCCGATGCCGGAGATGCCTCCCGAGATGCCCCCTCAAATGCCGCCCGAAATGGCGGCTGGACCGGGGCCCGCGCCTATGCAACTGGCAGCGGGCGGTATCGCCACGCTGGTAGGGGGCGACGAGACAGGAATGCCTGGCACGATGTCTGTGCCGCAGCAGTTCCGTCACGGCGGGATTGTTCAGCATTTTAAGGACGGGTCCGATGAGGAGGGCGTGACCCCGGCAGCTTCTTACCCTCCTGAGCTTGTCAAGGCTGCCCAAAATTGGGCGAGCACGATGCTCACACAAAGGCCCGCCGCGGTGCCGGACCTTCGGACCACCATGGCAGCCAAGATGCCTGTCTACCAAGAACTGCTGGGCCTGGGCCGCTCAAGAGAAGACATGAAGACGCAGATGCTGTTGGACATTGCCAGTCGCGGACTCGGGTTTGCCGGCAACGTCGATGAGCAGGGCCGTCCTTTGCGCGGCTCATTTGCCTCGCGCTTGGGCCAGGTAACCCGCACGCTGCCCAACACGATGATGGCGTTGGCGGCGGAACAGCGCAAGGGCGAACTGGCCACCAAGCAGCTTGCTCTGCAGGCTGCAGAGAAGGAGATTGGGGACATCCGCGAGCTCAACGCCAAGGCGGTTGAGTCGCAGCGCAAGCTGTTTGGCGACATCCTCAAGGAAAGCGCCAAGGCCTCGGGCCAATCCCCGTTTGGCAAGGGCGACTGGCACTGGGCCGTGGTCAACCGTCCGGGCTTCTTGGCCAGTTACGCTGCAGGCAAGACCACCCCTGAGCAGGACAACTTGATCGAGTCGGCCATTACGGTGCTCAACACGCCGCGCCAGGAACTGCGCACTGACCCGGTGACGCAGCAGACCACCCAGGTAACGGTGCAGCCGATGGTGCCGGACTTTGTGACGGCAGCGCAGGAAGCGCGTCGCAGGCTGAACTTGCCGACAGGCGCGGGCCGCGCACCTGCTCCGGCAGGGGCTGCCCCTGCAAAAGCTCCCGCTGCCGGGCCCAGTGCGGCACCTGCTCCTGCAGAAGGCCGCATGCCGGAAGAGGGCGCACCTCCCAAGATGCCGGGGGCTGCGTATGTGTCGGAAGGCCCGACGCTGTTCAACCTGGCCAAGGCCGGAACGGGCCCGATCAACGTCGGTACGGCGTTTGTTGCCCGTGTGCCGATTGCCGGCGAATTGATTGATGACCCTTCGCAGCCGATTCAGGCGGGGCGGTATTTGTCCAACGCGGCCAACCGTATTGGGCGGGCGTTTGCGACCAACCCACGGTTTGCTGAAGGCGAGCGCAGGCAGATTCAAGAAGAGCTGAACCTGCTGCCCGGCTTCATTGATCGCCCCGAAGCCTATCAACAGCGCTTGATCGGCTTGGATTCGCTGCTGCTGGACCTGCGTCGCGGGGCCTACCGCGAGGGCTACCTCAACCGCAACCTGGGCCCGGATACCATCAAGGCGGGCCGTCAGGCAGTAGAGGAGATCGACCGTGCGCGGGAGCTGCTAGGCGTGCCGCCTCGGGTAACTTCCAAGGAACAGTTTGACAAGCTGCCTGCCGGGCCTTTCTTGTTGATGAACAAAAATGGCACCTTTGATCTTCGGATGAAACTCGGGCAATAGTTGGAGACATCATGGCATTGACCGCAGCTGAGCTTGAGGCCATTCGCAAGCAATCCGCCCCCGTGTCTGGGGTGGTGCCTCCTTCGCCCACGGCGGAAGGTGCTGCTCCAACGCAGTCTGTTGAGGACCTTGGGGTGCCGTTTTACCCCACGGCCGGCGAGAAAGCCGAAGCTATTGCGGTAGGCGCAGGCCAAGGCGCGGCCAAGGGCACTTCCGTCATGGCCGGCGCGCGCATGGGCGCGGAAGCTGGGCTGCGTCTCGCGGCGTCTCCGCTGGTGCCGGGACCGGGCAAGATTGCGTTGCCGGTGCTGGGCACAGTAGGCGGTGCTGGATTGGGCTTGCTTGGGGCAGAGGCGCTCGATGCGCTGATGTTCGACGAGTACAACGCCCGCATGCGCCCGGAAGTGGCGCCTTATCGCGAAGGTGGCACTACCTTTGGGCAGTCCATCGCCGCAGCTCCTTGGATGTTCTCTCTGCCGGTGATGACCGGTAATCGCGTCTCGCGATTCATCTCCCAAATTGGCGAAACTGCACGCAAGACCCCTGCCACCTTCCTTGCAGGCGAGACGCTGGCGGGAGGCGCTGCAGGGATTGCAGGCGGCACGGTCTACGCAATTGACCCCGAGGCCAAAGGAACGCGGCTCGCGGCTGAGGTCACGGCCGGCGTGTTCACGCCTACGCGGCTGTTCTTCAACGGCTACAACATGGCCAGGGACATGTTGACGTCTGCCCGCGCAGGTGCAGACATCAAGGCCCAAAACACTGCGGCGGCTCAGCTCCAGAAGATCCTGGAAGAGCAGGGCGAGGACATCCCCAAGCTCATTCGACAGTTGGAAAAGCCGCTGCCGGGCAGTGTTTCCACGCCGACGTCTGCGCAGAAAACCGGCAGCCTGGTGCTGACCGAAGTAGAGCGCACGCTGGGCAACATGAACCTGAAGTTTGCCGCTGACACCGAGGCTCAGGGCAAGGAAGCCTTGCGGGCCTACGGCCTGTTGATGGAGCGGCTCAAGGAAGTGGGCACGCCCGAGGCTCTGACGCGCGTGGCTGAGATGCGCGACCAGCTCTTCACCCAGGCCTTAGATGCGCGTCTCGCTAAAGCCGACGCTGACGCTGCGCGCAAGATCGTCAAGATCAAGCAGGACAATCCCGCTGCCCGTGCGCAGATTGGTGAGATTGTCAAGACTGAAACTACCCTGGCCCTGCAAAACGCCCGTGATGCGGAAAAGATGCTGTGGGACGAGGCGATACGCCAAGCCACCAAGCCCACAGAGAAAACTGTTCGCATGAAAGTTGAGCGGCCCCCGTCAAACCAGGCCGAGCGACTGGCATGGGAACGCACAGGGCGCCTTCCTATTGCTGCTTGGGACGAAACTCGAATCGAGCCTCCAAAGCTTATCCCTTCGGCCACTTTCGACACGTTTCTCAAGCGCGCTTCTGAGGTCGGCACCGCTGCCTACAACCAGGTAATTCCAAAAGTGGTGCAGGACATCATGCAGGAGTTGGGGGCTACCCGCGCCAACGTCCTGGCGTACAAGTCTGCCAAAAACACCCCTGAGTACATCGAAACGGGCGTGGTGAGACTGCCCGCTCGTTACACCGCAAAAGAAGTGGATGTCAGCGAGCTGATCAACTACCGGTCCAACCTCCTGGCCCTGGCTCGCGATTCGGCTGGTCGTGGCGATGTCAGTGACGCAAACCTCTACAGCACGCTGGCCGATGCGCTTCTCACTGACCTCAACACACTGAAGAATCCTGCGTTTGACGCGGCCCGCGACTTCTCCCGCGCGCTCAACGACACGTTCACCCGCACCTTTGGCAAGACAGCGACCATCCAGGGCGACGTCGCGCGGACCGGGGCTGAGCGGCTGCCGGCTGAGATCCTTGTCACCCGCGCGTTTGGCCAAAACGCTGACGTGACCGCGATGCGGATGAACGAAATCGAGGATGCTGTTCGTTTTGCCCGTACTCAGTACGACCAGGCGGTGCAGCGATTCGGCCCCAAGAGCGACCAGGCACAGATGCTCAAGCCCCTGGCAGATTTGTCTGACCAGAGTGTCGTGTCTATCCAGGACGCTCAGTCGCGCGTCATGCGCCTCTTGGCCGCTCGGACAGTGGACCCGGTTACCGGCCGCGTTAACCCTCGCCAACTGCAGGCGTTTGTCAACGAAAACCAGGCCATGCTTGACAAGCTTGGTCTGACCAACGACATGACGGACATTGTCAAGGCCGAGCTCGCGCTCAAGCAGGTCGCTGCAGACAACAGCCACTGGAATAAGACGCTGCGCAGCCAGGAAGCTTTTGCTCAGGTGCTCAAGGCCGGGGAAAATCCAACCAACGCTGTGGTGGACGTGCTCAACAGCCGTTCGCCGGTGCTGGGCATGCGCAAACTCATGGAGTTTGCGCAAAGCGGTGGACAAACCGCAGTGGACGGCCTCAAGGCCACGCTGATGGACTACGCCTTTACCAAGGCGGGGGGAATCGACAACTTTAATCCTGAAGCGTTCCGTCGAATCCTGGTCGAGCCGCTCGCCCCCAACAAGCCTTCCCTTGTCAACATGATGCGCACCAACGGGATGATTAGCCGAGAGGAGATGAGATCCATCGGCCAACTGACCAAGGCGATGATGCAGGTGGAAGATGCGATGGCCAACCGCCAAACACTGGACTCAGTGATTCAGGGCAGTGGCATCGTGACAGACCTGGCGCTTAGGGTGATTGGTTCTAAGGTTGGTTCGACTGCGGCAGGCGGCAGTGGCCCCGGCACGCTGATCGCGGCATCCGCCGGCTCTAAGGCAATGCGCAGCATCTTCGACAAGATGCCTGCTGGCATGACCCGCGCTGCGATGGAACAGGCCATGCGGGACCCTACGCTGCTGGCGCTGATGCTCAAACAGCCCGCCAACAACGCCCAAAGCCTGGGTCTGGCGCGCGATATCACGTCGCGCATGGTGTCCTCTGGCGTGCTGCCTGCGTCGATGCTGAACTACCTCGACGCGGCTATCAACCAGCCGCCGGTGGAGCGTCAGCGCCCGACTCAGCCCCCGCGCCAGTCCGCGCCGCCTACCCGTGGGGTTCCGCCCATTACTCCGGTAGCTGCTCCTGCTTCAGCTCCAGCGCCCGCAGGCGGTGGCCAGAAGACCAGTGCCGCTTCCGGAGACATGTACCAAGCTTTGTTCCCTCAAGATCCCATCAGCTCACTGATGGCCATGCAGCCGCGTTCGGGGTAAGTTATGACAGCAGAAAAGCTTCTCGCCGTGATGTTTCTCAGCCGTGAGGTTGCGCATCGCGTTCATTGGTCCACCAAAGGGCCTGGCAGTTTCTCCCAGCACATGGCGCTGGGGGACTTCTACGACGGGATCGTGGACCACGCAGACAAGATTGCCGAGGCCTACATGGGCCGCTACGGCTCGCTGGATGCCATTCCGTTCATGGAGCCGTCCAAGGCGCCCACCAAGGACAACATCGACGACCTGCTTGAAGATCACATGGACATGATCGAAGAGGGTCGCTATGAAGCGTGCGAGAAAGATGACACGCCCTTGCAGAACCTCATCGACTCGGCCATCGAGTTGTACCTTTCCACCCTGTACAAACTGAGGAACCTGAAATGAAAAAGGAAGTCTGGGACAAGCCCCGGCCCAAGGGCCTGGCTGCGCCGAAGAAGTTGGCTCCGGCCAAGAAGGCAGCCGCCAAGAAAATGGCCAAGGCCGCTGGCCGGCCCTATCCCAATCTTGTGGACAACATGCGCGCCGCGAAAAAAGGTTGACGGCCCGCGGCCCGGGAGTATTATTGGGCTGCGGGGTGACTCGCAGTTGTCTGTGTCTATGTTTCTCCTGTAGACGTCAAGTCTTTTGGCCCCGGTTCTGCCGGGGCTTTTTTCTTGGCCAGATAATCGTCTACACGCCGCATCCACTGGTCCTTGTAGCCGTCAAACTCGCGGCTGCAGGTCACAAACTCCTGCGTCTGGCCATCCTGGCTGACCATCAGGATGATGCCCTGGCGGATGTTGGTGCCATGCACGGCGTTGTGCGCGGCTGCGTAGGCGGCCAACTGGACAAAATAGTCCTCAATCCACGCCCGCTGCTTCATTTTGTTGGCCTGCTTGAAGTCGATGATGGACTCCGCATGCCGGTACACGCCGATGCAGTCTGAGGTGCCTGCGTACTTGCCCGGGTAGTGCAGCGGAATCTCCGCGCCCCAGACCTCTTGGACGTTCGGGAAGAACGCCTCGATGAGCTTGTAGCCCATCCAATAGCCCTTGGTCTGCAGCCACGACTGGGGCGCCGGCAGCGGCTCGTTGAGCAACAGGTGCTCGACCACGCTGTGCATGTGCGTGCCCACAGTGGCCGCCTCGTTGCGGATGCGCTCGGCTTCTGCCTCGCCCACGCGCGCCACCCAGGCGTCCAGCGCGGCCTTGTCCTTGGTCGCGGACAGGATGGTGGTGACGCTGGGCAGCTTGTCGGGGCCGTAGGTGCGCCCGCCAGGGCTGTTGTCGTTGCGCTCCAGGCGCTCGTAGCTGTAGCGGGCGTTCAGGGGGATTAGACGGTTCAAATCAGCCACTCCTTGATGTCTTCGCCCAGCACTTGCGTGGCGATGTTGATCTTCTCGCGCAGCGCCCGGACGATCTTTTCGTCCACGGTGTTCACCGCAATCAGGTCGATGTAGGTCACGTTCTTGGTCTGCCCGATCCGGTGCGCCCGGTCCTCGGACTGCAGCCGCTTTTCCAGGTCAAAGCTGTTGCTGTAGTACACGACGACGTTGGCCGCGGTCAGCGTCAGGCCATACCCACCGGTGCTCGGATTACCAACAAAGAAGCGCAGCTCATCTTGATCGTCTTGGAATCGGGTGACGATTTCCTGCCGCTCGTCGGCCGACGTGTCCCCGTAGTAGGTCGCCACGGAGCTCATGCCGTACTCCTTCTGCAGGGCGAGCTTGATGGCCTCGATGTCATGCCGGTAGTTGGCCCAGATGATCATCTTGCCGTCGGTTTCCTCGACGATGGCCAGGAGCTCATCCACCCGTTTGTTGGCCAGGGGCCGCACGGTGCCGTCGTCCAGTTTGACGTGGCCACAGACGATCTGGTGCAGCCGCATGAGCTGCGTCAAGGCGTTGACTGTGCTCACGATGCCCGTGTCGAACTGCGCCAGGGCCAGCGTACGCATTTGGTTGTAGGCGCTCACCTGCTCATCCGTCAGGTCCACCTCCCGCTTGACGTAAAGCTTGTCGGGCAGGTCCAGGCACTCTTCCTTCTTGACGCGGAACGCGAACCGGTCGATCTTGGTCTTGAGCTCGTCCAGGTGGCGGTAGCCCACGATCTGCTTGAAGCTGTGCGAGGACAACTGCCGCTCTATGGTGACCGCGTACCGCGCCTGGAAGCTGTAGTACGACGGGCAATCCAGGCAGTCGTCGGACAGGAAAGCGCACTGCTGGTACAGGTCCATCGGGCTTTTGGTGATCGGCGAGCCCGTCATAATCCTCCGGTACCGCGCGGCGATGCCCACCTTTTCGGTGTTCTTGCTGCGCATGGAGTTGGGCGTCTTGATGGTCGTGCTCTCGTCGATGGCCATCATCGCGTCATGCACCAGCAGGAACCGCTGGGCAAACTTGAACCCCTTTTGCGTGCTGAATGCCTCGATGTTCATGATCAAGATCTTCAGGTCTTCGCTGACCTCAAACAGCTTGTCCAGTGCGACCTGCTCCGCCTTGCGTGGCGAGGCAGACCACAGGCCCATGCGGTAGATCACATGGTCGGGCATGTGTTTGGGGATCTCAGTGCCGTACCAGTTTCGGTACACGCCTTTGGGCGCGACGATCAGCAGGCCGTTGATCTTGCCGCGGTCGTACAGCATCGCGGCGTTGTTGATGAGCATGAAGCTCTTGCCGGTGCCCATGTCAGCAAACAGGGCCGCCACAGGGCGATCCCAGAAACGCTCAAGGTAAGCCGCTTGATGCAGGAAGGGCTTGTTCTTGAAGGGGTACGTGATTACAGGGTTAGTCATGATGTCTCACTTTCTGGCAGGGGGGTTGCAGTCCCTGAAGCGGCAGTGTACACTGAACGCCTTCACCAAGAAAGGAGAAATTAGTGCCCAAGGTCTACGTTGTTTCCGAAACCACACAGCACAACATCGCCAGTGCTTTGGACTATGGCCAGATCGAAACGATCTTGCCCCCAAATGCCCAGATCGCGTTTTCAGTGGTGCCCACAGTACGGCGCATCCAACGAAAGCTAGAGAAATTTACCGACGACGACTTCTTGTTGCTCATCGGTGATCCATCGGCCATAGGCATTGCCTGTGCGGTGGCCGCGGCCCGTAACAACGGTCGCTTTAAGTGCCTCAAGTGGGACAAGCGTGAGAGACGCTACATTCCGCTGGAGGTTGATTTGTTCAAGAAAGGAGAATCAGATGAGTCTTACTAACCTGTATGAAGAGGACGCAAGTGCTCTGAAGGTCAAGGATGACGAGATCAGTGGCATCGCGGCCATGGCCAAGCGTGCCAAGGAGTTGGAGAAAGAGATAGAGGACCACGAGGGCATTCTCAAGGAGCGTAAGGACCAGTTCCGCAAGCTCACCGAGGAAGCCATTCCCGAGGCGCTGTCGCAGATGGGCATGAAGTCCTTCAAGATGGCCGACGGGTCTTCCATCGACATCAAGCCGTTCTACGGCGCCAACATCAGTGAAGCGCGGCGCGCGGAAGCCTACAAGTGGCTGCGCGAGCGGGGCTTCGACGACATCATCAAGAACACGGTTTCCGTGCGCTTCGGTCGCAACGAAGATGCACTGGCCGCCCGAGCAATCGATCTGCTGCGTGCGCAAGGCTTCCCAGTCGAGCAAACGGAGAAGATCGAGCCCCAGACCCTCAAGGCCTGGGTAAAGGAGCGAGTCGAGAAGGGGCAGCCCATCGACTCCGAGCTTTTTGGCGTATTCATTGGCCAAAAGGCTGTCATTAAATCTGCGTAACGAAACAAGGAAATCGAATCATGGCTAAGAACGAACTTGCCCAAAAGACCTCTGGCGAACTGGTGCTGGCCACCAGCTTTGAAGACGACGCTGGCAACAGCTTTGCCGGGATGAACCAGGACGACTTCGCCCTGCCGTTCCTGCGACTGCTGACCAACACAAGCCCTGAAGTGGGCGAGTTGGAAGGCGCGCTGCCGGGGATGATCCACAACACCGTGACCAACGAGCTCTTCGATGGCAAGAAGGGCGTGCGTGTGATCCCCTGCGCATATGTGCGCCAGTACATTGAGTGGGCCCCGCGCGGCAGTGGCACTGGCGCTCCGCTGCACATTTACCCCGCCACCAGCGACATCCTGTCCAAGACCCGGCGCGAGCCTGGTGACAACAAGGACTACCTGGACAACGGCAACTACATCGAGAACACCGCCAATCACTACGTGATGGTGCTCGACGCCAACAATGTGCCGTCGCCCGCGCTGATCACCATGAAGTCCACGCAGCTCAAGAAGAGCCGCAAGTGGAACAGCATGATGGCCGCGGTCAAGATCCCGGGCAAGAACGGCCTGTTCACGCCCCCGATGTACAGCCAAATCTACCTGCTGACCACGCAGGGCGAGTCCAACGACAAGGGCAAGTGGTTTGGCTGGGAGATCGAGCGGATTGGCAGCGTCGAAGATGCGGGCGTCTACATGGCCGCCAAGCAATTCGCTCAGTCCATCAACGCCGGCGAAGTCAAGGTCAAGCACGAGGGGGACGAGCCCTCCACCGGCACGATCTTCTGATTTAGCTTCACGGGGGAAAGCCACTGGGTCAGTACCCCTTCATCCACGCTAGAAAGAAGAAATGACCGACATCACCCGGTTTAAGTCGATCTTTTCAGGGCTGGACATCGCCTACGGCACCTACAAGATCGAGAAGTCCAAGGAAAACGGCAAGCAGGCAGGTAAGGCTGTCGTAGTCCGTAAACCACCCACTGACGAGCTATGGCAGAAGCACTTCGAGGGCGTTGAGCCCTCACTGGGCATCATCCCGATCCGCGCGGACAACACCTGCATCTGGGGCTGCATCGACATCGATCAGTACCCGCTGGATCACCCTGGCCTGGTCAAGAAGATCGCCGACCTGAAGCTGCCTTTGGTTGTGTGCCGCAGCAAGTCTGGCGGCGCCCACGTCTTCCTGTTCACCAAAACCCCGCAGCCCGCACGCGAGTTCCAGGAATACCTGAAGAACTGCGCCGCCCTCTTGGGCGAGGCCGGCCGCGAAATCTTCCCCAAACAATCTGAGATCCTCGTGGACCGCGGGGATACCGGCAACTTCCTCAACCTGCCGTACTTCGGCGCTGACAACGGAACGCGCTATGCCTTCAATCCCGATGGGTCGGCGGCGACTCTTGAACAGTTTTACGCTCTTTGGGAGGCAAATGTTCAAGAGTCGATCTCGGCTTTTCCAGACCCGCCGAAAGCACCTGACGCACCAATCAAAGACGGGCCGCCTTGCCTACAGGCGCTATGTGCTCAAGGCGTTCCAGAGGGAGGTCGCAATAACACGCTTTTTAACATCGGCATCTACCTGAAGCAGGCTGCGCCCACCAAGTGGGAAGACCAGCTGGTCGAGTACAACTTCAAGTACGTAGCCCCTCCACTGCCCAACAACGAAGTCCAGATCGTCGTCAAGCAGCTCAACAAGAAGGACTACAAGTACAAGTGCAAGGACGCGCCGCTCAACAGCTTTTGCAACAGCGGCCTGTGCCGTACCCGCAAATTTGGGATCGGGGCCCACGGCCCAGACAGCCCGCAGCTGTCGTCGCTGTCCAAGTACAACAGCGAACCTCCGCTGTGGTTCCTGGACATCAACGGCAAGCGCATCGAGCTCGACACTGAGAGCCTGTTCAACCAGGCCTCCTTCCAGAAAGCGTGCATTGAGCGCATCAACGTGCTGCCCCCGACCCTGCGCCGCCAGGACTGGGAGTCTGTGCTCAACAGCCTGCTCAAGGAGATGGTGGAGAGCGAACAGATCACCGAGGCCAGCGAGGACACGAGTTTGACCGGCCGCTTCAACGACCTTTTGGAAGAGTTTTGCACCCACGTCCAACAGGCCATGGACCGCGATGAAATCCTCATGGGCCGGCCCTGGACCAACGACGAGGAAGCCAAGACCTACTTCCGCATGAAGGACCTCGAAGCGTTCCTCACGCGCAACAACTTCAAGGGCATGACCGCGCCCAAGATGGCGCAGCGCATCCGCGACATGGGCGGTGAGCCCATCAGCATGTTCCTGAAGAACCGGGCCGTGCGCTGCTGGCGCCTACCGCGCTTCAACAGCCAAGACTCGCCGTTCGACACGCCCGAGCAAAAGAAAGCAAGGAGCCCGTTTTGATGTTTACGCTTGACGGTTTTGACGAAGCCATCCTTGGGCCTGCGATGCTTTGGCACATAGACGGCCACCGCGTCGAGGTACTGGTTTACGACGCAGAGAAGATCCGCGCCATCCTCATGCGGGACGGCATGGACAGCGAAGAAGCCCGTGAATTCATCGAGTTCAACATCGAAGGCGCCTACGTAGGGCCCGGCACCCCAATCCTGGTGTGGACTCAAGACCAGTGGAGCCATGATGACTGATATCAGCAAAGTCTTCGGGCCCCCTGGCACCGGCAAGACCACCTACCTTCTCAACATCGTCGAGCAGGAGCTCGCCAATGAAACCTCACCTCTCAAGGTTGGCTACTTTGCCTTCACCCGCAAAGCTGCCAACGAGGCTCGCGACCGAGCCATTCAAAAGTTTCCTCACCTCAACCCTGAGCGCGATTTCCCTTGGTTTCGCACGCTGCACAGTCTGGCTTATCGCTGCCTGGGCATAGGCTCCAAGGACATGATGGACCCGGCCAACTACCGGGAGTTTGCGCAAGAGGCAGGCATCGAGATCGCCCTGGAGTCCGGTGAAGAGGACTTCATGGTCAAGCCCGACAACCCCATCCTTAACGAGATCAACATCGCCCGCATCCGGGGCATGGACCTGCGCCAGCACTACAACAACAGCCAGATGGACATCGAGTGGCGCCACTTCGAGTACGTCGAGCGCGCCTACCGCCACTACAAGGAATCCCGCGGGTTGCTGGACTTCACCGACCTGCTGGAGCAAATCCTCATGGAGCCCAACCGGCTACCGCACCTCGAAGCACTCATCATCGACGAGGCTCAGGACCTCTCCCGGCTGCAATGGAGGCTGGTAGAACAGCTCGCGCTGCGCTCCCAGCGTTGCTTTCTGGCTGGCGACGATGACCAGGCTGTCTACACCTGGGCCGGCGCAGACGCCGAAAGCTTCCTGATGTTCCAGGGCAAGGTGATCGTGCTGGATCAGTCCTACCGCGTGCCCTCGCGCATCCACGCCCTGGCCAACACGGTCGTCAACCGCATCCGCAAGCGCCAGCCCAAGACCTGGAAGTCCCGCGACGTCGAAGGCTCCATCAACTTCTACAACGACTACCAGCAGGTGGACATCTCCCACGGCGACTGGCTGGTGCTGGCCAGTACCAACTACATGCTCACCGACATGCACGACTGGATCAAGAGCCAAGGCCTGCTCTTCGAGCGCCACGGCCACCGCAGCGTGCCCGAATCCGTGCTCATGGCCGTGCTGGGCTGGGAAAAGCTGCGCAAGGGCGGGGAAGTGCCCTTCAACGTCGTCAAGACGATCTACAAGTACCTCGACGCAAGCGCCGTGAAACACGGCCACAAGACGCTTCGCACCGCGTCTGAGGAGATCAACTACACCATGGAAAAGCTCAAGGCCGACCACGGGCTGCTGACCGAGGCTATCTGGCACGAGGCGCTGACCAAGATCTCCGAGGACAAGCGTTACTACCTGGTGGCCATGCTCAAGCGCGGGGTCAAGCTCACTGGCCATGTGCCCATCAAGCTCTCCACCATCCACGGCGCCAAGGGCGGCGAAGCCGACAACGTCCTGCTGCTGTCCGACCTGTCCACACGCTTTGCCAAGGAGTACGACAAGAACTCC